CTTATTATTATCACGAAATAATACGAAAGACAATTATTTCTTTCGGAACTCTGTTTAATAACATTAATATTAAGCACAAAAAATCCGATGGAACAATTCTTGATGATATTAAAGTTGGTCTAGCATATGGACCACAACAGAAATACTTGGCAAAAATTCAAGAGCAGGCAGAGTTATCAAAAGCAGTTGCCATCACCCTGCCAAGAATGTCTTTTGAAATGACAAACATTCAGTATGATCCCACAAGAAAGTCTGGTATAACTCAAACTTTCAAAGCAAGTGATGGAACAAATTTGAAGAAAGTTTTCATGCCTGTTCCTTATAATATTGGATTTGAGTTAAGTATTTTTAGTAAATTAAACGATGATGCCTTACAAATTATTGAACAAATACTTCCATTCTTCCAACCATCATTTAATTTGACAGTTGATTTAGTAAGTTCCATTGGAGAAAAAAGAGACATACCCATAGTTTTAGAAAATATTTCTTTCCAAGATGATTATGAAGGATCTTTTGAAACTAGAAGGGCACTGATATACACTTTAAATTTTACTGCAAAAACTTATCTGTTTGGTCCAGTTGCAGATACTACTGATGGACTTATTAAAAAAGTCACCGTTGATCAACATTCTGGAACAAACACTCAAACTGCAAAACGAGAAATTAGATATACAGTTACTCCAGACCCAATCACTGCTGGACCTGAGGATAATTTTGGATTTAATGAAACAACTACATTTTTTAGTGACTCTAGAGAATCAAGCCCTACAAGGCAAATAGATATATAATATCATGAAAAATAATTACGATGATTTAGATAAAGCACTGAATGTTGAGAGTAGCATCGTTGAAGTTGATGAGACTCCAAAGTCTCTTGATGTCACTCCACCAAAGTCATCTTCGAAACCAGAAGATGTAAAAAAGGACTATGATTATACACGGGCAAACTTATATTCGTTAATTGAAAAAGGTCAAGAAACTTTAAATGGTATAATGGAACTTGCCAGTGAAGGCGGAAGTCCTAGAGCATATGAAGTTGCAGGTCAACTTATTAAATCAGTTGCCGATACGACTGATAAATTAATGGACCTCCAGAAAAAAGTGAAGGAAGTAGATGAAGAGTCGCCAAGTAAAACTAATAATGTTACAAATAATGCCGTATTTATTGGTTCGACTTCGGATTTATCAAAAATGCTAAAAAAAGGATTTTTAGATAATAATTCTGAAAAATGACATGTAAATTAAATTATGACTGATAGTGTATATCTTGGCAATCCCAATTTAAAAAAAGCAAATACTCCAATAGAATTCAGTGAAGAACAAATCATTGAATTTATGAGGTGTAAGGAGGATCCCGTATATTTTGCAAATAATCATATAAAAATTATCTCCTTGGATGAAGGATTAACTCAATTTCATCCATATCATTTTCAAGAAAAATTAATCAATAATTTCCATAGTAACAGATTTAATATCTGTAAAATGCCCAGACAAACTGGCAAATCAACCACTGTTATTTCATATCTTCTCCATTATCTCATTTTTAATGATAGTGTTAATATTGGAATTCTTGCGAACAAAGCAGCAACTGCTAGAGAACTATTAGCAAGACTTGCAACAGCATACGAAAATCTTCCAAAATGGATGCAACAAGGTGTGCTGGTTTGGAATAAAGGTAATATTGAGTTAGAAAACGGAAGTAAAATTTTGGCAGCATCAACGTCTGCAAGTGCAGTTCGTGGTATGTCTTTCAACGTTCTGTTCCTGGACGAATTTGCATTCGTTCCAAATCATGTTGCAGATTCATTCTTTGCATCTGTTTATCCTACTATTACTTCTGGTAAGAATACGAAAGTAATTATCGTATCCACACCACATGGTATGAATCATTTCTACCGTATGTGGCATGATGCAGAAAGAGAAAAAAATGAGTATATTCCAACAGATGTTCACTGGTCCGAAGTTCCTGGTAGAGATGCTGCATGGAAAGACACCACTATTGCAAATACCTCTGAACAGCAGTTCAAGGTGGAGTTTGAATGCGAGTTTCTAGGATCCGTCAATACACTTATCAATCCATCAAAACTCAGAAATCTTGTATATGAGGATCCGATAAAAAGAAATGCGGGTCTTGACATTTATGATAACCCAGAGAAAGATCACAATTACATCATAACTGTTGATGTGGCAAGAGGGTTGGGAAATGATTATTCTGCCTTTATTGTTTTTGATACAACAGAATTTCCATATAAAGTAGTTGCCAAATATAGGAACAATGAAATAAAACCCATGTTATTTCCAAATATTATTCTTGATGTTGCTAAAGCATACAATCAAGCATACTTGATGATAGAAGTTAATGATATTGGAGATCAAGTTGCAAGTATTCTTCAATACGATTTAGAGTATCAGAATATTCTCATGGCATCGATGAGAGGAAGAAATGGTCAAATTGTTGGTCAGGGTTTTTCTGGCAAAAAAACTCAACTTGGTGTAAGAATGACTGCCGCAGTCAAAAAGTTGGGATGTTCCAATCTCAAAACACTTTTGGAAGATGATAAATTAATTACTGTTGACTATGAAATAATTTCAGAACTAACTACATTTTCTCAAAGACACAACTCTTTTGAAGCAGAGGAAGGATGTAATGATGACCTTGCTATGTGCTTGGTTATTTTCTCTTGGTTAGTGCAACAAGATTATTTTAAAGAAATGACCGACCAGGATGTCCGAAAAAGATTATATGAAGACCAGAAGAATCAAATCGAACAGGACATGGCACCATTTGGATTTATATCAGATGGGTTTGAAGATGGAGCAAGTTTTGTAGATAACAATGGTGACCGCTGGCACACTGACGAATATGGTGATAGGTCATATATGTGGGATTATATGTAATGGATTTTGATGACCAGTTAGAACTTGAACATCTTCTTTTCTACGAAAGAAAATGTAGAGTCTGTGGTCTAAAGAAAGATTTGATGGATGGATTTTATTTAACAAGAAAAGGTAGAGGAACTTTACCATCAGCATATTCTTATGAATGTAAGGAGTGTACTAAAAATAGAATATTGAAAACAAGAAAAAATAAAAGACCAAAGAGTGTTTGGGAATATCCAGATTGGTAATGTTCATGCATTGTTTCCCCAATGAAAATACCCTTTTTAATAAATATTTCTAGAATAAACTTGGACTGAGAGAGGAACTTAAGATGCCGCTAAATTTAGCATCTCCCGGTATTGTCGTAAGAGAAGTAGACCTTACTCAAGGAAGAATTGACGCTTCATCTAATAAGACAGGCGGAATTGTTGGTGCTTTTGCACAAGGACCAGTAGAATTGCCGACTCTTGTTGGAAATGAAAATGATCTGCTGTTAAACTTTGGTCAACCCTATGGTTCTGATAAGCAATATGAAACCTGGATGGTTGCCTCATCATTCCTGGCTTATGGTGGATCATTAAGAGTAGTGAGAGCAGATGACGACGATCTGAAGAATGCCGTAGACAGTAACAATAGTTCTACTAGCATTAAAATTAAAAGCACAGAGCACTATGAAGAATTAGGGTATGACGAAAATGTTGTTCCCAATGTAATTGTAACTGGTAAGAATCCTGGTTCTTGGGCAAATGGAATCAGAGTTGGTATTCTTGATTGCAAGGCAGACCAAATTTTAGAACTTGCATCAAGCGGAATCGCAACAGTAGGATTGGGTGTAACTCAAGTCATCAGTAGTGTTCTTCCTGGCGTTGGTGCAGGAACAACTCTTGACGGAGTTCTGAAAGGAATTATCACTGAAGTTGAAGGAGCACAAACATCTATTAAGGTTGTCTCTCATGTTTCTGCTGCAGGAACAGAGACTGCTGTTGATTATCAACAGAATGGAGTTTACAGATTTACTGCAGACTCCAATATTACAGTTATGAATAATAACAACACCGTCGTGGGTGGTGCTGTCGGAACTGGACACACAAGTGTAAATGCAGTGGCAGACTGGTTCGATCAACAAACTCTTGCAACTTCAACAAGTGCCGTTGGTGTTGGAACTAGTGTTGCAACAATTAAGTGGAACGTTCTTGCTGATAGACCAGGAACTTCTGATTTTGCTTCTGCAAGAGGAGCAAGATTCGACGAACTTCACATTGTAGTTCTTGATGGTGACGGAAAGATCACCGGAAATGCTGGAACAGTTCTTGAGAAGCATTTATCTCTCTCTAAAGCAAAAGACGCAGAATTTTCTGCAGGTTCTTCATCTTACTGGAGAAAGTATCTCAAAAACAATTCTGGTTACATTTTTGGTGGAGGTGCTCCAACTGGATTAACAACCACTGGATTCAGTGCAACATTTACCGAACAAGGTGATACTGGTTGGGACCAGAATGCTAAAGGAATTATCTTTGGTGCAACTGGTAAGCAAGATTTAAGTTTAGTAAGTGGTAAAGATTACAACGGATCTGCTGGAATTGGAACAGTTGATAGTCTCAAAGCAACTGTTACTAAACTTTCAACTGGATATCAGTTGTTCCAAAATAATGATGCTTTTGCAGTTGATTTCCTATTAATGGGATCAGGCAATCATACTAAAACAGAAGCACAAAATCTTGCTCAACAAGTCATTGCAGTTGCTGATACTAGAAAGGATGCAATCGCATTTATTTCTCCCTACAGAGGCGCATTCCTTAGCGACTCTGCTGCAGGTTCAGTAACCGTTAATAGTGATACGGACATCACCGACAATCTCTTAAGTTACTATTCACCATTAACGTCATCGTCTTTCGCAGTATTTGATAGTGGATACAAATACATGTATGACAGATTTGCCGATACGTTCCGATATGTTCCTTTGAATGGTGATATTGCAGGAACATGCGTTAGAACAGACATTAACGGATTCCCATGGTTCTCACCAGCAGGAACTTCAAGAGGAGCAATCCTGAATGCGGTTAAACTAACATACAATCCATCTAAAGCACAAAGAGATGTTCTGTATTCCAACAGAATTAATCCAGTTATTTTCCAAGCAGGTTCTGGAATTGTTCTCTTTGGTGATAAAACAGCACTTGCCAAATCTTCTGCATTCGACAGAATTAACGTTCGTCGTCTGTTTATCTTTATTGAGAATGCTATTGAAGCAGCAGCAAGAGATCAACTATTCGAATTCAACGATGAAATCACGAGAACTAATTTCGTGAACATTGTCGAACCTTTCCTCCGTGATGTTCAGGCAAAGAGAGGTATCACTGACTACGTTGTTGTCTGTGATGAGACAAATAACACTGCTGCTATTATAGATAATAATGAGTTTGTTGCTGACATCT